TTCGTCGTGGACTAGTAGCTTTAGTTTCTCTCCGTCGTAGGAGTTGTCCCCCGTGTTTTTCCAGTCGATCGTTGTGTCGAGACCGTCAAGCTCTTGAAGCTTTTCGTTGGTTTCAAGCTTACGCCTGGTGTACTTGGTGGCTGGGACTCTATAGGCAAGTTCTGTCTTTGGCCTGTCCATACCGTCTTGGATCGGTTTGAAGAAGAACGGGTAGTTGACTGATATTGGTACAACCTTGTCTGTGAACATTTTCTTAGCATCGGGGCCAGACTTAGACAAGATACCGTACCGTGCATCTGACGTAATTGTCGCCACGTTAACGGTTTCTGCTGAAGACATAAAAGAAAATCCGGAACGTCTGTTTTTAAGATAACACATTCCATAAGATCGTGCGTCGGCTTTACAAGCTTCCCAGAATATAAAGAATAATCTGTTTGATTCCCTAAAGTTTGGCTGCCCAACGTCAATTTTGCTCCACTGCAAGTACATATAATGAGAGCCAGTAACGTAAGTAGCCACACTCTTATTATAGAACCAAAACCCTTGTTCTCTTTTATTAAATTCACTATCAATGTAATCATACCATTTTTCCTTAAAGTCTACTGGGTATTCCTCCCAATCGAACACAGACTTTATTTTTTTAAGTTCTTTAGGATATTCTGTATATTGCCACTTATTACCTTCAAATTTTTTTACGTTCTTAGCTTTAGGTAAAGCTATTCTAAGATTTTGTATTTCGTATATTTCACCTATCTCACCGGTTTTACTAATGATAATAAGATCATAATCTTCATTGTAACCATACTCCCATTTTTTAGCCTTATTCATTTTAGCTATAGCGTGTGGTTTTATATAGTCATCTAGTACCTTGTATAAAGTTTGTTCGTACATTATTTAGACCTCCCTTCTGCAAACCCTCTAAAAGTTTTTTCTTTCTTAACTTCTTTAGGTTTATCTTCTAACAGCTCCTGCTCGTTTTCTATTCTAGTTAATATTTCAAAAGCATCGAATATAGCGAGTTTCTTTGTAGCTGCAGCGTTTTTAAGTCTGTCTGCAGAGATATCATCATCTGAATCTACAATAGGTTCTTTAGCTACTTTAATTAGCTCTTCAACCGCTCTGCGCCCAGCTTGGATTATATTTTTCTTCGTCTCCTTTACGTTCATACTTAATTACAATATCATTAGATTTCATACAATAAAGACGCTCACCATCAACTAAAAATTCCCATTCGCCATTAGGCTTGAAGCCTACAACATCTCCTGGGTTTATTCCTAGCGCTTCTAGAGAGCTATTACTATATTTTAATATACCAACAAGGCTGCGTTCTTTATCACCTTTTAGATTGTCTTTTTCTTTTATAGGTGAAATAAAACATCTATCGTTTAAAGTACGCCAAACACCATTGTTTTTACAAAGGTATATTTGGTCAAGGGCGCAAAGATGTAGATCGTCTTTTAAAAACGACCTACTCTTTTTCTTTTCGCCTCTCATATCATAAAAAGTTCTAAATACATTTTGATGTATTACAACTTCATCACCTTTGCTAATAACAGATTTAAAAGCCAAAGGCACTTGAACTACCTCTGCTATTCTGTTTACAAATTTCCAGTTTTCAATTTTAGTATTAACAACTAAGTCTTTATCACCAACTTTAATTGTATTACTATATTTGTCTCCAACTGGCTTTACTATAAAGTCATATAAAGAATTCATTAATACTCTAAATCATACTCTATAGATACCGCCATATTTTTATTAAACTTTTTCCAAGGTAAAACCTCGTTATTTTTTTTAATATGTATGTTATATGACGAATCTTTTTCGTTAAATAAAATATAAGCTATCTCGTGACCTCCGTAAACCTGTTGGCCTACAGAATAGTGCATGGCGTCATTTTTGTAATCAGATCCAATACTGATTTTTCTAATGACTGAATCCATTATTCCTCTGTTTTAGCCTCTTCTTCTTTAACTTCAGTATACTCACCAGTTGAAAGATCTATAGAAATAGCTCCATACTCTTCTTCTAGTTTTGCTTTAAAGTCTTCTAACTCTTTGTTCGCTGCGACCACATCGTGTAGTAAACCGTGTTTTTGTGATTCTAAAACTCCGATGTTAGAAAGTATTTGACCAAGTTTACCTTGTAATTCAACGATTTCTTTTAACTGTTCTTCTTTAATTTTTGCCATTTGATTAAATTTAATTTTTGTTATTTGTTATTGATTTTGCTTTTTCCCAAGTTCTACCTACAAAGTAAGCTCCATAAACTGTAACAAGAAGAGTTTGGAATATTGGGATATACTCTTCTGCTATTTTAAATTCTCCGATGTTTCCATCAAAAAACGCACATACAGTAAATATAACTGTTAAGTATATAAGTACCATTGGACGAATATTTTTAGACAAGAAGGAATCAGACTGCATATCTGACTCCCATCTTTTTGTAACTTGCTCTTGAGCCTCCTTGTCAGCTTTCTCAAGAATTTCTGTAATAAGACGTTGTGCTTCTAGTTTTTCCTCTTTAGTAGTTGTAAGATTATCTAAAACCTCGCCAACTTCTTTTATGACGGAACCCGTGAGCCATTGCCAAATTTTTTTCATTAAAAAATATTAATCAAAAAGTTTTTCTAAACCAAAAAAAGTTCCTCTTTGAGCTCCTCTAGCTAATCTTTTTTCTCTTTTCTTTTCTCCAGCACCTGCAATTTCTGATACTTTCTTTTTAAGCTTTTTTTCAGCTTGCTTTTCTACTGATTTATCAGAAGCCGCTTGATTACCTCTAGCGCTAATATTTTTTTCTGATCTCTGCATTATAGGATTTACCATGTTTGTTGGAATATTTCTACCTGTTTTAGGCATATTCATTCTTCCCGGTGATTGTTTGTACATTTTTTTTATTATTACTTGTTTATATTATTTGTTACTTTACTTTTCTATAAGCCTCAGCTTCCCAAGGCAAGTTTTTAGCACCTTCTTTCATTTGTGCTCTTGAATATTTTTTACCTTTCCAATATACGTATTTATCGTCGTAATCAAGGTCTCCACGTTTCATTTGGTCTATATGAACTTTTTCGTGCGCGATAACTTTATCACACTGCGAAGCGTCTAAATCTTTGTTTAGAATTATAGTACCGTTTTTATTAGCTTTACCCATAACGCCATCTTCCATATTTACGTTGTAAATTGGAGTATTATCCATTGAGTATGGTGGAGTTATTTTAAATGCCATTAGTTATATTGGTCTAAACCTTTGCTCGGGTCGTAGTTTAACATGTTGCTAGTATCAAAAGTAAAAGATTCAAACTCTTTAACATCGCCACCAACTTTAGAGGATTTTTTTTGAAATTTTTTCTTTTTCTTAGCTGCTTTTTTTGCGGCTTTAGCTTCAGCAGCAGCTTTAGCTTTTCTATTAGCCAAATCAGCTTGAATACCTGCTGATATCTTATTTTGAAGATTTTGAAAAGCTCCAGCTGTAGATACATACACAGAACTACCAGCTCCAGAAGAATAAGCGCCTTTAAGTGGCGACATTTCTTTTTGAACTTTTAATTTAGCTTCGTAATCAACACCGCCGGTTTCAGCGCTAAGCTTTTGCTCTTTTTTTCTAGCGGCATCACCCATAGCCTCATAGTCTTTACCACCAGCTTCTGGGTTTATTGTTTTTTTAGTAAAAGGTTTTTTACCTAAAAACTTAAATGCAAATGGAGAACTCATTATTTAAAAGCTTTAGCGCGTGAAGTAATAGGTGTTCCGTGTCCACACTCAAACGGTGCTTTAGATACTTCTAATCCATTTTTACCTGAACTAGAACCTTTACCCATTGGAAAACCTTCTTTGCTTAATGGACCGTCCCATATAGCATTCTCACCTACTTGACCCGCTAGGTCAGCTTTTAGTTGTTTAATATCTTTCATATCTTTATTTTTTATATCCTTCTACTCTCGCTTTTATAACATCTGCCTGTGTAATTTTACCATCACCAGTTTGATCTTTAAACATAGCCGGCGCACCAACTGCGTTTTGCTTCATTTGTTGATTTCCAAAAACACCTTGAGCATTAGCTTGAGCTTGAGGTGAAAATGGGTTTACTAAACTAGAACCAGCTGGGGTTACGTTAGTCATTGGTTGAACCATTTGCTGTTGAGCTAGTGGATCTACTATACCAACCTGCTTGGCAGGTGAATCATAATGATTTGGTGAACACATATTCGTAGGAGCGTCCTGATCATGCCTAGCATTTTCTAGATAATGTAATCTAGCTTTAGGCGTTAGATTTTTATTATACGCCTCTTTGTAATCGTATTGTTTACCTTTCATTTTATCTGTATTTGTCTTTATTGACGTTATGTATTGCTTTTGTTAAAACTTTGTCTGTATATGTATTACCACGTATAATGCTATTAGATTCAGACGTAGGTATATCTTCTTTACCTAGCATCATTCTGTAAACACGCTTTATAAGCTGCTTACATTTAATAGATGTTTTATATATATGGTATTTCTGTGTGGTTCTATTTCTATGACGCCACACAACTATCCAGCCTTCTTTTAATAATCTATTCCACCGACGATTGTCCCAACTGTAAGAGTAGCTTCCATCTTGAAAGTCTTTCTTTCTAAACATGTCTATACAATCTAAGTAAATTAATAACTCTAGATCTGCATCGTTTAGATCGTTGTTTCTACAAGCCCATTTTCTTATAATGCGATAATGCTTCATAAGGTTGAGGTCTTTTATATCGTCAGCCTCTAGTCTTCTC